ATCTCATATCGATTATCAATAGTCCCTCGATCTACAATAAGGACATCGGCAATCTTAGCCCCGAGTGAATCAACGCCTTCAAGAACAAGGGTGAGATTCGCAGCATCGATGTTTGATATTGTTTCATTAATTTTATAGTCATAGATCAAACCGCCAGTCGCTGCTGCCGCCGCGGCCACCTCAGCTCCATCCGATAGTGCCTCGGATGAAATACTCACGAATTGATCATTATCTAATTTAGAATTAGCTGCTAGCGGCGCTAAATACACCCAAATATAACCATCGCCTCTATCATAGCCAACCTTTTGGTCATTAGCTTGGAATGTTATATTATCAACTTGTGGTTCTCTTGTCGATGGGCCAGCAGCATTACTTTGTTCACCATTTTGTATGCAAAGATAAATCTTATCATCACTTACTGCCACTGATGGAAAAAGTTCACCCTCAAGTTCGAATGTAAGAGGATCGGTTGGATCATATCTCTTATATCTTCTATCTGTAGCCCATACATTTTTGGGAATCATTGTCTCCATTGTGTCAACTTCGACTAAGGTCATCAATTCTGTGCGTACATCCTCTTCTTCTGCAAGGGTTACTTGCGGAAGGGGCTCACTGAACAGTGTACTCTCTTCTGATATAGGAGGGTCTCCAGCAATATTGGGCCAGGGTATAAGTCTTCCGATACCTATGTAGTATTTGTTGGGTAAACTCCCGCCAGCCTTAAAATCTCTGGCAGCGTTTCTTCTAAATGTTGGGGTTATAATAGCGCTCATATGTTTTAGTTAAATCTTTCTTTGTTTATTTATACAATTTTATTGATCATCAAAGCCAAATGTTGTTGTTGCTGTGAAGTTATCTGCGGTATCAGATTCTCCTGTCGCAACCTTAACTCTCTCGATCGGTTCTGATGTAACCGAGGGTGTTCCCATTAATAAATCTGCTTCAACAGTTTTGATAAGTGGCTTGGTTGTAGTTAGTCCATAGAATCTGATTTTCATTTTGAAATCAAGAGTATGAAGGATTGTTCTTCTTGTTTCGAAATCTCCTTCGTATTCATCTTGAAAAGTAACACCTTCAAGGATAATTGGCACATCGGTTGATGAACCGGGACCATTCATATCTTTAATAGCCACGGTATATTCTGGTGTAAATGTAGGAAGAATCTGCTCCATAATTTGCAGTGCTTCATCTTGAGTCTTAGAAAGAATATTTAATTGCATGCTTAATGTGTAAGGTACACTTTGATTTATAACATCCTTACCATTAGCAGTATCATTGAAATATATCTTATTATTCTTATTTAAACTTGTTGCGGAATCATAAGATATATCAGTAATCTCAAAACTCATTCTTGGAACTTTGATTGCAACTGCTTCATCTCTTCTATCTGATTCTATCCTAGCAAGAAACTTTTGTCTTGGCCCATAAGAAATTGGAACCCTCTCTTCCGTGCTATTATATTTACGAATGCGAACATTATTAAATATAGTTCCGAATACAGCAACGGATTTTCTTATTGTTTGATTATAAAAATGTGTTCCACTAAGCATTATCGGGTATTCCAAATGGGTTTAATTCTGTGAAATCGATGAAATTATTACCAATGTCTTCAAACTCAGAACTCTGATCGGTTTGATAGGTATCACTGGCTTTAATAGGCTCAAAGGTATCAATTGAAAGAATTGGAGTAACGGCACCTGATGCAACATTAACAAGGTTACCATTGGGAGGTGAATCGAAAGTGGCTTTGAAGTTGGAATTAGAACCATCGTCGGCACTTATTCCAGTTACATCAATGATCGAACCTGCGGGCGAACCATTATCACCAATGAGTTCTGCAACTTCACCATTTATGGTGATCGACCCTTGAGCCTGTGTAACATCATCTCCAACGGCAAATTCTGTTGTCGCGCCAGTGATCAATCGTGTTCGTGCGCCAAATTGGCTTTCGAATGCATCGATCTCTTCAATACCTGTATCGATTGCCTCATTGCCATATTCAAAGGCTTCTATCTTGAGTTTGAATACAGGAAGATTTTGTAATTGATAGAATGGTGTTTCCTGTTCGACATATTTGATTTCAAACATGGTTTTCACCATTGGGAAGAAGATAATATCACCTTCTTGTGGTCGAGCCTCGACAGGGTTCTGGAATCTACCAACGAGCTGTTCCCATCTCTTATTTGAAACTACCAATGTGGCTTGGTCTCTTATCTCTAATCCAAACTTGGATAGAAGATCACCTTCTCCTTCGAAGCCATCGACATTCTCTACATACGCCTCGATCATATACGAGGAACCGAATTCTGATAGAGAAGCTTCGTTGAAAATGCCGTCTTCTTTAATTATCTTACGAGGAAGATAGTATACATCATGACCGTATATTCGGAGACCTTCGATAATTATATCTTCGTAAATTCTTTGTTCAGAATTTGTTCCGTGACTGAAATATACATTTCTTGGCATATCATTATTTATCCAACAAAGAAGTGAGGAGGCATTTCGTAGGTGAGTTGCATCTGTTCTTCGATCTTTTCAATATCCTGTACAGCGTCGTCATAAATCTGGCGACCATTTAAAGTAACTCCGCCTGGAAGTTGCATACCTTCAAATTTAATTAAATTCAGGCCCCATTGTCTTTTAATGAGTGCCGTGGTATATTTCTTGAGGAATCTATCATTATAAACCTCTGTGTATGTTTCGGGGTCGAGTGATTGGTAACCCTCAATAATGATATACGAACCTACAGAAACATTTGCTTCCCAATCAATCTCAATTGATAATCTATTTGTGTGCCTTGAGAATGTTGAGATATGTTGCATACCACTGATCTGTCGGTCGATCAATGAAAGATACTGTTGAGTCATCTCGTATGTTAATATTCCGCTGCCGGCATGCTGCATATCAAATATATCATTAAGATGAATCTGATAGTCTACTGAGAACATTCCCGTGCCCGTGGTTCCACCATTGATAGGAAAAACTCTATTCACAAAAAGCATATCATCTGGTAGATCGATATATCGATTATCTATATCATTCTGTGTAACCTGATGTTTACGATAGGTTCTTACAACTGCATCTGAATGATATTCTTGATAAAATTGAATCGCCTCATCTATACGATCAGAAACCTGGTCTTCGTCTACATTGATTTCGATCACGGGCGCGCCCAACGAGCGCATGCAATAGTCAATTAAATCTTGTCTTGAATTTGGTTTAGCCATAATTCTATTTATATTACGCTCCAAGTGTCACACGAGGGGTGACATCTACCTGTCCTTCAATCACTCGTGTGACGATTGAAGGACTATCAGATGAAAGTATTTCGAGATCATAAACATATCTCCCAGATTTTAATAAGGCTGTCTGTGCCGCGGTAATGTTACAAACTAATTCTTTATTGACACTATCGAGAGTGACTGTAAAATCCGTCTTTGTAATTGAATTATATGTCTTTCGAATCTCTCCTCTTCCTGTATAATTCGTTAGAACTAATGAACCCACTATTGGAGCTAGATCAATCGTGACATTAAAATCTGATCCCTGGTCAATAAATAAATTTTTATATGTAGCCATAGTTCTATTTATATGATTTAGTCACATATACATCAGAATCATTTACCATACACCTACTTACAATTGTAGATAATTCACTCATACTCTTCATATAATGTCTAGCATGAGCCATGTAACAGATATCTTTATCGGGGTCACTAGACGAATATATGTTCATTTCCTTTCCGACATCCTCCGTTTGCTTCTTGATATTCTCTAATATAGTAAAATTATCTTTCTTTACTTTGTCTGAATAGTAATATTGACCAGTCAAATCATTTGCACCGAAGTGTAGTGCCACGACAAAGGTTACCTTATCAAATTGATCAGCATTTAGATTATCCCAAAATCCTTTGTACATATTATTGATTGCTTCGAAGCCGGGACAACAATCTCCTTCTCCCACAACATCACCCATTCGAAGGTGTACAACCAATTCATTTTCTTCTGGAATAGGATAGTTATATTTCTCTGTGTGTTTCTCTATAAGATTTTTGAGAAGAGCATAGTCCCACTCTTTTTCTTTTTCCATAAGATAATCAAACATTATGGTGTCTTTAAACTTTGGATTAGATAATATCTCTGCCCTATCTCTTTCCCATCTTACACCTCTTTGGTGTATCAAATCTGTTACCCTATAAACCGAATTGTTCGATAATATTTTTACCTCATTTTCCAAATTCATAATTAAACATTTCTATATCTTCCGCATATCTTTGTGCAACTATCTCACGAGTTTCATCATCATAATACTCTATATATGATTTATGATCTCCTTTATTTATCCATCCAATATCTTGTTTGGGTGCACCTATACAATCACATATATAATCAAAGTCATCTTGTAGATTCTCTGTCTTACCAATGAAGTCTACATCTCCCGCAAATTCTTTCATGGACATAACAGAGTTGGGCCACAAACTATTATCATATTCTTTTATAAATTGCTTAAATGATTTTTTATATGTGATAGGAAAAGGCTTGCCCTGTGATTTCAAAAAGGCTTGCCATTCACGCCCAGGTCCTTTCTTCACATGACAGTATACAGAAAGTAATCTTGCCCAAGGGTTTCTTACAAATGTAAATTTAAAATATTCATCAAGTTTATGCTGCTCAACCAATTTTTCTATCGAGTCAATGGACAAATGATTAGGGTCTTCACGCGAGGGGCCGATTGCGGCGACTACCTCAGCCTTAGTAAACTTAATATGGTGTGGATCGATTACAGCAATCCCATTTTTCTCCATTGTAGCACCACCTATCTTCTGCTGTCTAATGAATATAAATTTGTACTTATCTGATAAAATCATTTTTTTATTCTCATTTTCCAAATTCGTAATTGAATAATTTTATATCTCGAAAATAAAGCCTTTTTATAGCCTTGATTGTCTTATCGTTATAATATTCTGTATAATGTTTCTTATTACGGGTAGCATTAAGATGTGGCAGTTCTATATCATCTGCTTTTATATTTATCAATAGTTGTTTAAAATCCGCATCCAAATTTTCATATTTTCCAACAAAATCAACTTTTCTATTCAAGAAGTGTGTCAGTCTTTTGAAATGCACTTGCTGAAGAATTTCATGTACCGGGGTGTCTAATAAAAATTCTTCGAAGTCTCTTCCTTTAATTAGATTCTTCTGCGCCAATTTATCCACATCATTTATTCCACCATCTTTCAAGAACAGATAAGCGCTAAGGAATCTATCCCAAGGATTGCGTACAAAGGTGAAGAGATAATAATTTAGTATTTTTTTCTCTCGCCAGTAATAATTGGCAGGCTGATGGCTATGAACATGAACGCCAAAAGCATCTACTATTGAATTACCTGCGCACTTTGGAATATGTATAAAAACACACTTTCTCTTATCATCTACCATTCAAGATATTTATAATTCTTGTAATCAAGTGGAGCGTAGATATTTTTATTTTCAAATAGCCTCTTTGATTCATTTGTCTCATGGAAGTGATACATATTGAGATCGGTCTTCATATTATAGCCTGTCATAATCGCAGGGCTGTGAATCTTGACTGCATTCTTATAAGTTTTTGTCTTATATATGTTCTTGGCTCTCATGGGATAATCTAATGGATCATCGTAGTATACTCCCCAACTCGGCGCGGCTTTGGCCCAGCAGTTTCTGAAGCCAAAGATATCTATGTCGGGGTGTTCAATGATCATATCTCTTAATGTGCCATGTGGCCATTCAAGATATTCATCGAAATCACAGAATAACATATAATCATCATTGAATAGATTAAAAGCGTGATTTATCTGTGCCGGCTGTGCATGATGTCCATACTTATAGTGTGAATCTTTTGGTGGTTTTTGCAATAAAGGGAAATTCACATAACGAAAATCCCAATTAATCACCGTGACACCATCTCTATCAATGATGTCTTTCTGCGCATCATTCAACGTACCATTATAATAAACATAAAAATTATCTACACCCTGCCTCTTATAATAATCATACCATCTTCCATATTCTTCAATGTCATATTTAAATAAAGTCGCTACGGAAAATAATTTTTTCTCTTCTCTGTGAGGAACCAATTGAAATGAGGAAGTTATTTCTTTCACCTTGATGGCGACATCGTAAACATCTTGGGCCTTGTCGGGTATCTCATACTTTGTTATCCAAGAAGGTTCGCCATTCATTGATTCTGTTCGCCAATTTAAGGATATTTTATTTTCAAACAATTTAACACACGCGCCATTTACTCTTATCTGCCAGCTTTCTAGCCTTGGTGTGGGCTTGTAATAAATTGGCTTTACTACACACAGCAAATTATCCTTGATAAAGACATCAAAAAATAAGATATCTTTATCATCTATGTAGCAAGAATGAACGCTATGTGATTTCATTATTTGATCTTCAATACATATGCGGTCTGATACATGCCATGAAAACCTGGAATGATTTGCACGACATCGAAAATTTTCTCGAGGCGAGAAAGAATAAATTCATTTGAATACCATACTCCAGTAAAAAATGGACTATTGTTAAATACTAATTTTCCAAAGGGTTCTTTAATATCTTTCTTTATTTTAATAGCTGTCCTAGAGCCCACAAATTTGTGCGGTGGAAGTGAATCTAGGTCGGGATATAATTTTTCTAAAGTTTTCTTTGCGTGGTCATCATTAATCGATAGGATAGCGAGCCCTCTATCTTTATTCATTACTCGTGTTAATTCTAGAAGCCATGCATCCGCAAGTTCGCCGATGTGGGTGAATACAGATTCAGCATAAATAAAATTAAAAGAATCATCACGGAATGGTAGATGTGGCAAAGTAGTATTCATAAAGAAATTCAGATTACTAGGTAAATTCTGTTGTGCCCAAGAGATAGCGGGCCCATCTATATCCACGCCCCAAACATCAACACCCCTCGATGCTTCAGGTTCGAACCATCGAATCATTCTACCTGAACTGCAGCCCAATTCCATCATCTTATCACCTTCTTTTAATTCTCCAAAATGTTTTTCAAAGGATTTTCTATATGTGTCGGCATTTGATTTACCTGCGCGCATATATGCATCATCATGATTTGGATTATACCAATGTCTCATTCTACCATCTGGTGGATATAGAGAATTCGATTCCTTCTCTTCATACCTTTGATTAATGGGTATATGAAAGAAAGATACATTATCCCGGCTCATTTCTCTGTCTACAGACACAAATTCAGCACCCGTTTTGATAGTTTGCATTTTTTTACTCATTTAATTTTTTATTTAATTTTTCTATTCTCTGTATAGATTCTTTCACCATATCATTTCCTATATTTTTTAATATTTTATTTCCTTGTATTAAATTTTCTATAACAATCTGGGAATTATCTTTCTGCACGATGTCATTTATATAAGTTTTGACATCATCAATGCCAAATATATTTATACCTTTTAAACCTAATTTATGAAACTTGTGATCTGGTGGGAAATTAAAGATAGGTACATTCAATGAGAACACTGCGTCGAATATCTTCTCTGTGATATAATTAGGCGCAAGGGTATTCTCCATAGAAAGAAGATACCGCGAACTCATACAGGATTTAATTTTATGATAGTGCCATGATCTATTATCCCTTGCCTTTGAAATGCATGTCTTACCAGACTGTTTCGACCATCCTTTTCCATCAAGGTGATTTTCTTTATCCTCTCCTATCTCTTCTGCTATCTTATATCTACGAACCATATTACATTCATCGAATATCTTTGATACCTTTTTTTCGAATCTCCCATTTGCTTTACCCACGAGAGCTTGGATATTTATGGGTCTCTTTTTCCATATATCAACGAGTTCTTTATCTGTCTTGCTCGACCACTGCATCGCCATAGTGATATATTTTGCCACAATGTCTGGGTGATGAGTGAGATAATATGGTATTGTGTCGAATTCAAATACATCACTATTAAAATGATTCAACTGTGTTATCTTATGACCGTTCCATTCAACCACATTCTCTTTTAATTTCTCTGGTGTGACCACATTCGAATATAAATCCCATATAGGTTCATCCGAAAAAGAATAGAGCTGTGCATTAATCTTTTGTTTACT